CAGCGAGACGGTGCCGCTGGTGATCAGGCCGTCATGGCCGCGGATCGCCCAGCCGGTCGAGGTGCCGAGGTCGAGCGCGAGGATGCAGTGGTTGCGGGGGGCGTCGAGCGGCAGCGATTCAAACCTTGCGCCGTCGCAGTTCGGGATCAGAGTTGGCTGAGCCATGATGGGTCTCCTTTGCCGGTGGCCTGTGGTGGTGGAAGACGACGGCGGTCTGGTGCTTGGCGGTACGGGGCCGCCGTCGTCGGATCGGGAAACACAACAGACCGTCACGGCGGCGCGCGCGGCTGGCCCGGACGTATGGGAGGAGTGGCCAACCCTGTGGGGTGGCCCTCCCATACGTAGTATGGGGGTTTGACACCTAACTGTTCCGAGGTGTTCAAGTGGCTGAAATCATTGGGGAATAAGACGTCATGAAGTCTTCGGGCATGAGTCAGGGACCTGACTCTTATTTGCCCGTAACCCGTTGATTTCATTGAGTGCACAGTTGGCGCTGTCATATGAGTCAGGCCTCACTCATATGAGTTAGGTCGTCCTCCAGCCCCTCCGGGTAGACCCAGACGGCGGGGTTTTCGACCTGCAGGCAGAGCCCGGACTGGGGACACTTGAAGTGGCTGGGCAGGACCGGACGGGCGGTCGTGGTGACCTCGCCGGTGTCCGGATCGACATGATCGACGGGCGCGCCGAACTGCATGCCCTCGACGCAGAGATAGCCGAACCGCGACCGGGTGACGGGGAAGCCGAACCCCGAGGGGTCGCGCAGGAACTTCACGAAGCCCTTGGTCGCCAGCACGCTGAGCCGCTCGCGGATCGTGTGCTTGCTGCCCAGACCGCCCCGGTTCTCGAAGGTCTCCGCGAACTGCATTGCGGTGTAGAGGCGCTCGCCCGCCGCCTCATCCAGCAGCATGCCGAGGATGACATCGTGCTTGCGCAGCCGCTCGGCATCGAGCCTGGCGCCAACCTCCTTGCGCACCAGGCGCTCGTTCATCGGGTTCAGCTCGATCCATTCGCCCTTCACCTTGTCGATCAGCTTGCACGGCAGCGCGGGGCCGTTCCGCAGCTCGATCTCCAGCCTGCGGACGGTGCTGTTCTCGTCGGGCCGGTGCATGAGCAAACCCGAGGTGTAGAAACCGCGCAGCGCGCTGGCGCCGGAGAGGGCGAGGAAGGGATCGTCCTTGACCTGGTGCTTGCTGGCCTTGCGGGTGTGGTGGGCGAGGATGAGGCCCGCGTCCGGATTGATCGCCTCGCGGAGAAGCTCCACCCGGTCCTTCAGGAAGAACATCATGGCGGTGTTGTCGTTCTCGCCGCCCCCCTCAGGTCCGCCGTCGAAGAGATTGCGGATCGGGTCGATGACGATGATGTCGGGCGGCGCGTCGGGGAATGCGGCCCGGATCGCCTCGGCCACGCGGGCGATGCCCTCCGCGTCGAGCAGCAGCTTCAGTTTCGGGGTGGCGATGAAGGTGTCGCGCGCGGCGACGATCACGGCGGCGGGCAACGCGATCTGCTGCATGCGCTCGCGCAGGTAGTGATACTGGATCTCCGCCTGAAGGTAGAACACGCGGAGCGGCCGGGGCGGCGTGAAGCCGAGGAACGGCACGCCCGCGGCCATGTGTACGAGCCAGGAGATCAGGAAGTCGCTCTTGCCGACCTTGGGCGCGCCGCCCAGCACCAGCAGCCCGCCCGGCGTCAGCACACGGGGGCCGATGATGTCGTCTGGCATCGGGCTCGTGTCGTCGAGCAGCGCGCCGAGGGTGAAGGTGGGCAGCAGGCTGGTCGGGACACCCGCGTGGGCCGCGCGCAGGAGCGGAGGACCGTTGCGCTTCACATGCAGCGCCCAGAGGCGCTCGGACTCGGCCTGCAGCCGATCGAGCGGCCAGGACGGGCGCAGCATGGCGGCGTTGTAGCCGCAGATCGCCTCCCAGCCCGCGAAGGGGTCGAGGCGGCCTTCGTGAACCAGGCGCACGTAATGGCCGATGGCGGCGCTGGCCCCCTGGAAGCGCGACCAGTCGTCGACCGCGCCTTCGCGCACCGGCGTGGTGAGCACCGCGTCGATGCCCGGCTTCGCAGTCGGCACTGCAACGTCGCTGGCGAAGCCTACGCCTGGCAGCGGCGGCATGTCGGCGACCTTTTCCGCGAAATCCGCAAGGTCGACCTCGACGTCGCGATGCTCGCGGATCTGAACGAGGCGCTGGTGGCCGTGCTTGTGATAGACGGTGCCGGGCACCCGGATCGGCTGGTGCGCCGAGCGGAAATGCGTGTCGCCGCCGACCTTCACGGCGATCTCGCCGCGCAGGCGGCAGAGGGTGGCCAGCTCTTCGCCCTCGGCCGGCTCGGTCAGTTTCCACCAGACATGGAGCTTCGCGGCGCCCTCGGGCGTGCGCCCGCCGCTTTCGATGATGAGCGTGGGTGCGCCGAGGTGGCGGGTGACATGGTCCAGCTTGGCCGGGATATCGCCTGCGTCGAGATCGACGACGAGGGCCTGCATCTGCAGCACGTCGGCGGCGCGGGCCTGACCCTGCTCGGCGACGGTGCCGGGAATGACATAGACAGCGGCGCCCTCGCGGTTCGCCCACGCGGCGAAGGTCGCGAGTTTCCCCGGCGCGGTGTCATCGGCGGGGATCCAGATGTTGTGCGGCTTGCCGTCCCGGCCCTGACCCTTGTCTACGAAGCCGCGCAGCGGGATCAGCCCTTCGCACCAGCTGAACACGGTATCGAGGAAATGGGCGATCTGCTCGGGGTCGGGGTCGCAGCCGAACGGGTTCTCGGACGGCGGCCCGTCGTTGAAGTCCATCCACGGGTTGAAATGCAGGATGCCGTCGTCGCTCATGCTGGAAGCCTCCAGCAGCGCTCGGACCACGGGCAGAAGCGGCATTCGAAGAAGTCGGGCGTGGTCGCGACGCGCGGCAGCAATTCGCCCGCATCGGTCGCCTGCAGGATCCGCACGCCCCGGTCGGACATGCGCTGCGCGAGATCGGCGTCGAAGGGCACCAGTTCGTGGTGCATCTCGGCCGTGTCCTTGTTGATCGCAGTGAAGAGCGCGGGCGCGGCCGAGATGCCGGGGACCGTCCCTTCCATGTAGGCCTGGTAGAGCGCGATCTGGGCGGCGTAGACCGGCTTCGATTTCGTGACGCCGTCCTTGACGCAGGCGCGCCAGTTCTTCGCGTTCATGGTCTTGCATTCCCACAGTGCGGGAACGGCCAGACCGAAGCCTTCGGGCCCCGCAGCGATGATGCCGTCGACATGACCGCGGATGCGCCCGCCCGCGACCGAGAAGCCGAACTGGCCGCCATCGGGACGGTTGCCCTTCCGGGTGTAGAGGTCGAAGCCCGCGCCGCGCAGCCAGGCGACGGCCAGATCCTCGAGCGCGTGGCCGATGGCGAAGATGCGCAGCGACTGGCCGCTGAAGTCCTGGCCCTCGTCCTTCGGCGTCGCCGTGAACTCGAACTGCAGGGCGCGCTCGCAGGCATGGCCGAGACGCGAGCCGCCGAGGTAGTCGCGGGGCGGCCGCGTCGCCTGATCGGCGGCGAGGGCCCGATCAACGGCGGCGTTGACCCGCTCGGCGAAGCTGGGGCGGCGGTTATAGTCCAGCATGCTGGCCTCCCTCGTAGCTGCGGTGGGCGAGCCCGTGGCAGGTCGAGCAGAGCCATTCGACCGAGAGCGGCGCGTCATAGTCGTGGTGATGCGCTTCGAGGTCGGTCACGCAGCCACATCGCTGACACCAGACCGGCACGACGATCCGACAAGCCTTGACGGCACGCCTGACGATGCTGTGGGCCCGATATTTCTCGGCGTGGCGCAGGCGATAGCGACGCTGCGCCTCCCGATGCTTCTCGGGGTTCCTGAATTTCTGCGCGTAGGCGCGCTGGTATTCCCGGCGGCAGTCGCGGCACCAGGTCTGCCGACCATCGGGACTGAGCCGTCGGCGTCCGAACTCGCAGACGTCCTTCTCGACGCCGCATTTCGTGCAGAGCTTGGTCAAAACGGCACCTCCGGCGTCTGCGCCCGGGCGATGTCGGACATGGCCTCGCGGAAGCCCTCGACGGCCTCCTCGATCAGCGCGCGCACCTGCGCCTCGGTCAGATCAGCGAGCGGTCTGGCCCAGCCGATCTCGTCCATCAGCAGCGCCACGCGCTTCATGGTGGCGGTGATCGCGGCGCGCTCCTCCTCGGTCAGGTCAACCATGGCGAAACGCTCCCGCGCCAAGCGCGTCCAGAAGGACTGGCAGGGCATCGAGCAGAACCAGACCGATGGCCGGCGCCGCTTCGACCGGTGCGGATCGAACCAGCCAAAGCCACGGGTGGGTTGCCGGCAGACAGCACAGAGCGTTCCACGCGGATGCCAGAGCCGCCGCCGGTCCTCGGCCGTGATGGGGGTGGATGTGGACATGGGTCATGCCGCCCTCCGCTCGGGGCTGGCCGCTCTGTCGATCAGCTGGCGGATGGCGCGCTTGTTGAAGCCGAAGGTCATCAGCGCCGAGGCGCGGTAGCGCGTCAGACCGAAGTCATGGCGGCACTCGGGCGGCAGGTACTGGAGCTGCTTCTCGGTCGGCGGCTGGCGCAGCCAAGATCGGGTCTTGAAGGCGCTTTCGTCGGTTTCGTGGGTGTTCAGCCAGTCGTCTGCCTGCGCGAGGCAGACCGTGCGCTCGCCCACGCCCAGCAGATGCGGGCGTTCGCCCTTCGCGCCGCCGATGGCGTACCAGACCCCGTCCAGCCAGAAGATGCCGCCCCAGGCCGCGAAGCCCGTGGCCATCAGCGCGTCGTCCGTGCCGTAGAGGTCGACCCAGGCGAAGCTGGAGCGCTTCAGCAGGTCGATCTCGGTCATCATGAAGCCCGAGAGCGGCGCAGCACCGCCGCCTTCACCGGCCTCTTCGTCCTCCCGCGGGAACGCCTCGCCGCAGAGCGGGCATTCGGTGGCGGCCAGCGGAATATCGGCGCCGCAGCCGGGGCAGGATTTCGTCGGGGCGTCACCAGCCTCGGTCTTGCCGTCGAGATCGACATCCTGTTCCAGCGTGCCGTGGATCAGGCTCGACGTCCCGAAATCCAGCACGACGCAGTCGGTTTTCACGATGCCGGGGTGTTCCTCGGGATCGACGGTGCGCAGCCCGCGCCCGACCATCTGGATCATGGTGGACTTGTAGGAGCTGGGCCGCAGCAGCACGACGCAGGAGGTGGGCGGATGATCCCAGCCCTCCGTCAGCACCGCCACGTTGACGACGACGCGGATGTCCCCCGCCGCGTAGTCGGCGAGGATCGCCTTGCGGGTCTCGGGCGCCAGGTCGCCGTGGATCAGCGCGGCGGAAACGCCCGCCGCCCTGAACGCGTCGGTGACATGCTCGGCGTGCGCGACGGTGGAGCAGAACACCACGGTCTGCCGGTCGCCCGCCTTCTCCTTCCAGTGGCGGATCACCTCGTCGGTGACGGGGGCGCGGTCCATGATGCCCGCCACCTCCGCCATGTCGAAATCCGACATGGTCTTGCGGACCGAGCGCAGCTCGTCCTGGACGCCCACGTCGATGACGAAGGTGCGTGGCGGCACCAGGTGGCCCGAGGCGATCAGCTCGCCCAGCCGAACCTGATCGGCCACGTTGTCGAAGACCTCGCGCAGGCCTTTCCTGTCGCCCCGGTTCGGCGTCGCCGTGACCCCGAAGATCCGGGCGTCGGGATTAGCTTCGCGCACTCGATCGATGATGCGGCGGTAGCTGTCGGCGACGGCATGGTGCGCCTCGTCGACAACCAGCAGGTCGAGGCGCGGCATGTCCGCGAGGTTCGAGGCGCGCGCCAGCGTCGGCACCATGGCGAAGGCGACCTGGCCGCTCCAGGACTTCTCCGTGGCGTCGATGACCGAGGTGGCGACGCCCGGCACCACGCGCTGGAACTTGGCGCGGTTCTGGGCTGTCAGCTCGTCGCGATGCGCCAGCACGCAGGCCTTCGCGCCGTCGCCGATCATCTCGCCGGTGACCGCCGAGAGCATGATTGTCTTGCCCGCGCCGGTGGGCGCCACGCCCAGCGTGTTGCCGCGCGAAGCGAGCGCAGCCACGCTGCGCTCGACGAAGGTCTTCTGGCGGGGGCGCAGGCGCATGGCCGATCCCCTCTTACTGCGCCCAGCTCGGCCGACCGGCGGCGCCGGGGGCGGACGCGGGCTGGCTGGGCTGGGAGGCCGTGGTGGGCTGCTGCGGGGCATGCCCTTGCGCCGGGGCGGCGGAGACCTGCGGCGCGCCCGTGCCCATCACCGCGGCGTAGTCGCGGTGATCGGGGGTGACTGCGGCCCGGATCTCGTTCTTGTCCTCGCCGTTGGTGTCGGTGCCGATTTCGATGCGGGCGACGAACTCGACGCCGTCGAGATCGCCGAACCCGTTGATGCGGCGGCGGGCCTGCGCCTCGGGCGAGTTGTCCTTGTCCGACACGCCGCGCGCCGAGTTCAGGATGCCGCGGATGAGCCCGCGCCCCATGTTCGCCCAGTCCGGGCCCTTGGGGCTGTAGAGGCCGATCAGCGACCAGACCTTGCGCCGGGCATAGGGCCCCTCGAGCACCGTGTATTCGGCGTCGAGATAGACGGCACCGGTGGCGGCGCGGCGCGCCCAGCCGCCGGTCCAGCCTTGCGAGGGGTCGTCGAAGCCACCCGGGCGCAGGGTGAGTCGCACCTTGGCGAGCGTGCCCTTCGGGATGACGTTGGTGTTGGATTGGGCGGAGTTGAAGTCGTTCCAGGGTCCGGACATTGCGCGGCTCCTTTCAGTTGGAGGATGGGACGCGCAGCGGCGTCAGAAGGGAAAAGCCACTCCGGCGACCGGATCGGGACACCGGGCGTGGCGAGAGGCGCTCAGCCATGGCCGGGCCCCTGCGCGGGCGCGGGATCGGCCGGGGTCACCGGCGGCCAGGTCAGGCGTTCGGAGGCTGGCGCTGCGGGGCGCTGGATCTTCTCCATCAGCCGACCGAGATGCGGGGCCTCGACCATGTCGAGACGGCCCGAGCGGTCCTTGGCCGGAAAGCCCCAGGGGTTCAGCGTCTGGCAGACGAAGGCGCGCTGCGGCTGGCCGCCGGGATCCGGGATGTCGGCCATGGTGATGACCTGATCGACGATCCCCGGCAGCTCGAGCCCGGTCTTCGAGCCGTCGATCTGCGGCTGGAAGACCTTGCGGTTGAAGTCGTCGAGCCGCTCGTCGAGGATGCCCACGAACCACACATGCTTGCCGCGCGTGTGCTGCAGGTGGGTCAGCCAGCCGATCATCTCGCGGCCATGCAGCCCGTAGGCGCCGCGGATGTCGGGCTTGCCGGTCTTTTCCGAGAACGCCTCGGGCTGGCCGCGGCACCACTGGAAGCAAAGCCGCCCGGCGACGGTGATCGAGTCGATGAAGACGGTCTCGTACTTCCCGATCACCGTGGGATCGCCGTAGCGCCCACAGACCTCGTCGAAATGCGCCTGGCTGTAGGGCTGGTCCTCGCGCAGCGCCGGGTTCGGCCCGCCGATGAACACCGCGAAATCGCGGCATTCCTTCCAGGTGCGCGGCCGGAGCGTGTCGATCTCCAGCCCCTCGACCGCCAGATCGCCAGCCTCGAGATCGAGGAAGAGCGTGGTCGACGCGTTCAGCGTCCAGAGCAGGCTGGTCTTGCCGATGCCGGACCGGCCGAAGATGACGCCCTTGATGCCCTTTCGCTGCGCGAGACGTTCGTCGGCGCCGATGATGGGAAGGGCCATCACTGGCCCTCCTTCTTCATCACCGCCGTGGCGGCGCGATCTGCGCCGATGCACCCCGCCTCGCGGGCGAGCTTGTAGAGGCGCTTCAGCGCGTCGGCGCGGCTGTAGGCGGCCGTGCTCTCCCGCTCCGCCTCCACGATCGCGAAGGCGATCTCGTCGACGGTCGCCTCGACGACCGGCAACGGCTCGCGCGGCTCGTCACCGGGGCGCTGCGGCAGGGAAATGGTTTCGGGGAGGTCTTCGAGGGCGTAGCTCGCCGCGCGAAGACGGGTGATGTCGTCCGGCTGGTCCGGCATGGCGGTTCTCCGTGAGATGAGGTGATCGAGGAGGCGCATCACGCGGCCTCGCGGACGTCGGGCGCGGGCTCGGCGACGTAGATCGCCAAGAGCGGCGTCCCGTCGGCGTGGGCGCCGGCGTCCTCGATCTGATAGTTGCGGTTGGGCTCGCAGACCTCGGTCAGCTCCCAGCGGCGATAGAGCCCCGGAAGACGCCTGAAATCCTCGAGCGACAGATCGGCAGTGCGGTTCATGCGTGTCTGCTTTCGGTTGGAGGGAAGGCGCTCGGGGCGCTCGAATGGGAAAAGCCACCGGTGGGACCGGATCGGGACATCGGTTCAGGGGATTTCCTCGAGGGCGTCGTGCAGCCGGCGCATCGCGCGCTGGTACCGCTTGCGGGCAGCGGCCTCGGTCAGGCCCAGCTCGACGGCGACTTCGGCCTGAGAGAAGCCCTCGATCGCCACGCGGATCACCAGCAGGGCGTCATCGCCGAGCAGCTTCCGCACGGCGCCGTTCAGCCGTGCGTACCCGGCCGCGCCGATCCCGCTGTCGCCGCTGTCCGCCACCTCGTCGGGATCGGCGCCGCTGGCGAGATGTTCGCGTGTCTGGTCGCGCCGGCGCATGCGGATCATGTCGCGCTCGACATTCCGCAGCACTGTGGCCGCGATCCAGTTGACACGCCCGAGGTCGAGGCCGCGGACAGCCTCGGTGGTGCGCGCCAGAACATCGGATGCGACCTCGTCGGCGGTGCCGATCCTGCGCCAGATCGACCGGCGCCGGATGGCGTCGAGCCCGGGCCAGAGTGCCAGCAACAGCAACGTCAGGGCGCAGTCGGACGCGGGCCCGTCGCCCTGCGCCGCCCCGACCAGCGCAGAGAGGATCACGTTCTTCCGGGCCGGATCGCCGGGCGTGCGGTGCAGCCCGTCCAGCAGGGCCGCCGGATCCCGGAACGGTGCGAGGGCGGCCTGCGCGCACCAGATGGTGTCGAAACTGCGCTGGAAGTGAAGGTTGGAAGAAGAATGCATGAGGTGATCACGGATCTCGTGCCACGCGAAGGACATCGGACGCCTGCCTTGCGGCCAGGCGTCCGGCGCCTTCTCGTGGCCAGGTCAGGACGTCGCGCGTCTCTGCGATTTCAGGGGGTTGGGTGAATGCGCGCGTCAGCGCGCGGGTGCGGTCGCGTTGTTCAGCGTGCCGCAGCCGCGGCAGGTGGCCTGAACCGGAAAGCCCACGAGATACTCGTGCCCCCGCGCGAAGCGCAGGTGCATGCGGCCGTCCCGGCAGACGCCGAGCAGCTTGTCACAGCGCGTGCAGCGCCATTCCGAGTTGTGGGTGGTGGGCTTGGTCTTCGCGGCGCCGGACCAGCTCGTCGGGGCTGCCTGGCGCGAGGTGAAGGGAGTCGGCATGGGAATGCTCCTCTGATGTGGAGCACTCCCATTGGCCCGGAGAATCGGAGCTAGTCAGACCCCCCAATCGGAGCCGGATCGGAGCCAGCCGTCAGATGGCGATCTCCCATTGCCCTTTTCCGGGGCTTCGCAAGAAGTCGGCCGTCAGCTTCTTCCAGAGCGGCTGCTTGAAAATGTTTGCCAGCGACTGGTCCTCGGCGATCCCGCTGATCAGGTCTGCTGTCGCCATCGGCATCGGGCCGGCGTTGTGGGCATCAACCAGCCGCTGGATGACTCCGATGCGGTTCTCACCCTTGATGTCGATGCTGCCTTTCCCCGGAACGAACAGAGTTGCCGTGTTGTCCCCGACGCGGGTGAGTTCGACAGCCTGGCCACCTCGGGCAAGTATGCGGTGTCGCCGAAACACAGATCGGAGCTTGTCTGCGACCAGCGAGATTTCAGCTTGCTGGGTGTCGATCTGATCGACAAGCGGCGTCAGAACGTTCGCCGCTAGACACGGTCCGGGAGCGCTGCCGACCTGCAGGACAAGACCTATTCCGAGGTTGTGGCGTGCCCGAAGCTCCGTATCGACGGCCGACCGGACCTTCTCCCGGTCAAGACCGCGCGCGAGGTAGATCGGAACGTCCCCGCCATCGACGTGGAGTGTTCCGAGGTAGAGGAGATGATCGGTCAGCTTCTCGATGGCAGGTGCATCGAGCACTTTTTCGAGACGTGCCTTCAGGTGTTGCGCGACCCAGCCGTCGCGCACCCGATATATCCTGTACCGATCCGGGTTGCCCGCAGACGTCACCTGTCCCTCAGCGATCTTGAGATCGGCCACCTTTCGGTCGCCTTCCTCCGCATCTCCCTTGTCGACCCGAACGACCACTTCGGCCGCAACCGGACCGACCTCGTCTTCATCGTCGATCAGGTCGATCAGGTCGTCTCCTTCCCAGCCGGCGGGAACGAGGAAGCCCAGATCGGTCAGGAGGCCAGGATCAACACCGCGAGTTTGGAGCCATGCGCCGGTGAGCCTGTCAGCTCCGATGTCCCAGATGGCCAGCAAGGCGGGCATGACAGCCATGCTCTCCTCATCGCCCGGTGCGCGACCATCACGGAGGATGTTCCAGTGTCTGAGCAAGCGATGCCCCAGAACGCGCTCGAAAGGGTCGTCGATGCTGAGAAGGCTGCTCGTGTTGCGGTCGGTGAGCGTGAAGTTGAGGGTTTGCGCCTCATCTCGTCCCGCGCGGGAATACCGGACCGCAATCTCGACGAAGCGGATTGCGAGCGCCCGCTCGAAAATCCTCGGAAGGCCCGGCTGGCTGTCGATGATTTCGGAGATGTCCTGGTCGATCGTGGTGGAAAGCGAAAGGCGGTTGGCGAGATTGCCGATGCTGATGTCGGCGCGGATCACCTGTGCGCGGTCGATCACGACGTCGTCGAGTTCCGGCGGTTCAAGATCGAGTCCCTGCAGGAACTGCGAAATGTCGTAGGCCTGAAAGTCCACGGGCTGGTTGGAATAGGTCTGCTCGAGAGCGGTCTCGATGAAGCGTTCGGCGACCGTGTGTCTAAGCTTTCGGTTGCCAGCTCGGACATGCACCCGCCCGGTCGACGGCGTGTAGACGATCATCGCCTCTCCGGGCGGCCGAAAATAGATGCTCGACCGATTGCCATCGTCATCGATTTCCCGAACGCTCGTGGGGGGATCGGGATGGAACAGCAGGTACATCTCCGCCGCCGGTTCATCGCCGTCCTCGGGGATGTCGAACTTGTCGATGCTGTAGCCGTCGCCGCGATCGAGACGCTTGTTGAGATCAACCAGAAGCTCTTCGAGCAATGCGCTG